CCAGCAAGGCATCTAATTCTGCTTTGCTCTTCGAATTGGTATCCAAGCCTAGTTTGGACACCTTAGCCTCGATTTCAGCCCTCCTTAAGCTCTTAGCGATTTGAGCCTCTCGGATCTGATCCAGCTTCTCGACAATCGCCTCCCGCATGATATCGGAGAGGGATGAGTTAGTTACTTTAGCAGCATCGGACAATGATTGGTACAGGGATTGGGGTAACCTAACCGCGCATGTTATATCCTTATGCTCTCGTTCATCGATGTGTTTTTTGTGTGATTTAGCACTCATATTTAGGGACTTTTTTTCTGTGTTTTTATATATTTTTTCGGGTGTGTGTCATACATTGTGTTACATATTGTCAACAATATCAAACTTTATTGTGCATTTTTTTTATCCCAACCGGTTGATCTCACCTGTATACCAATGCATAACAGTGTTATGCGAGATAAAAAAAGTACGCAAATAAATGTGCGGATGGATAAGGTTATGGCCGAAGACCTCCGGCTTTTGGCCGAAGACCTTTTGACTACACCCAGTCAGATTGTACGCAAAGCTGTTCACGATTATTTATTAAAATGCCGGAAGAGAAAAAGCGGAAAGGTATAATAGCTTTTGATCCGGGTAAGGCTGGGGGAGCATCGGTTCGTCATGCCAATGGATCTATTGAGTTACATAGTTTCAAAACGGAGAGTGGCTACCTTGATATCTTAGATCCTCTTATACCGTCTGGATATGAGGTGGTCATCGAAGATGTCCCGGCCTTTGTGTCCGCGGCTACGAGCAATGCATCGAGCTTCAAGCTTGGATATAATTTTGGATTTATTGTTGGAATGTCCCGAGCCCTTGGCTTTGCGACCCATCTCCTTCGGCCTCAGACCTGGCAGAAAGGGCTGCAGGGATTGAGACCTAAAATGGGATATACTGACCGGAAACGCATGCTTAAAGATAATGCGGTTAGGCTATATCCGGATTTGAAAATCACAAATGCGACCGCGGATGCGGTATTAATAATGAATTATTGGGAGGGTGAGCGGAGGTGATGATATCGGAGATGGTATTGATAGCGAGCTATGTGGTGATGGGCTTATTAATAATGGATTTTATAACTAAGGAGTGGTAATTGATGCTTAGGGCAGATGGATTTGACGGGTGCCTCATTGGCAAGGACAGCAAGGATCGGGCGATCTATGATGCGGATGCTATGATAGAAGTCCTGATGATTCGGGATGATATGACTCATGAGGAGGCGGTGGATTTCTTTTGGTATAACATTGATGGGAGCCACATGGGGGACGAGACCCCCATCTATGTATTTTTAAATTATGACAGATAACGAGAAGAAGATGGATAAGGCACCGAATTATAACGAGGACGGACATGAAATAATCGGAGAAATCCGGGTATTAAAGATCGTACATGATGAAGGAGCCGACCGGCCATTTCATCTGGAATTGGATGTCGACGAAGGCATAACCGGTGAGATTGTAAAGTACGGATCCGAATGTCTTGGACATTTAGATCTTTTATCTTGCGGGCTGCGCGGCGCATTAATAGAGGGCTTGGCTCGGGAGAAGGGTATGTAATAAAAAAATAATTCAAAAAAAGTTTGACGGGTGTATAACATTATTCTACCTTAGCCATATCACAAAAATTCACCGGGGACTGCAATCCCCGAGATTTAAATAACCAAAAACCACACACCAAAATATGAGCATAGATAATGATATAGAAAAATTGCCGCCCTATACCGAGAAGGCGGTTAAGAAATTAATCCTTGAGCTTTACCGCTTTCAAAATACCGCGTGGGAGGGTGTAGATGATGATCCTTTATCCTCCGCCCCATTCGACAGCGTATGGATTAAAGCCGACATCTTATTAACCCAGTCGCTTGAGCTTCTTGGCTTTGACGGCGTTGAGGAGGCATCGGCATGAGCAAGGCTGATACAATAACCTTTACAGAGGAAATCGAGAATTGCGTATACACACCGCTGGTACTCGACGAGACTTTTGAATTAGCTTACACCGACCCGGAAGCAGTCGAGATCGAACTCGAAACCGATATTCGGGTAATAGATTCCGCAGGGCGCCGCTGGAAGATTAATCCGGAGGATAGGCATGTAGTCGTCCATTTAATAAGGGAGGACGGAGCATGAGCCGCGAGAAAGAATCTAATGACTACGACGAGATCCTTAAGCACCTTGAGCTTTGGACCGAAGAGCTTGCGGCCCGAGGCCCGAGAGCCATCGATGTCATCCAACGGGAAATGCATGATTACCTGAGCAAAAAGATCGATGAGGAATTATGGGGACCGGTATCGGCGCCCGAGCCATGCATCGATTTTGATCATCAGAAAGGATACGAGTAATGAAAATATATCAAGTACAAGACATTGAATCAGCGGCCGCAATGTGGTTCGAAACAAAAGCGGAAGCCTTAAAAGCTTTTCGGAAGAGCGGAGAAGTAGGCCATAATATGTGGCTGCATGTTTACGAATTCGGGACTAAGAAATCCGATCTTATAAATCTGTTAAACAGCGTCGCCTACAACACCGACGAAACCATCGACGGCATGGATATATCGGAAGAATATCTTGAAGAGCGAGTTACTCACTCATGCACCCTCATCAAGGAGAAAAACGGAGTATGAAGATCTACCAAAATAGTTACACCAATGATGAGGGCGAGCATGCCGGATTCGAATGGTTCACAAGCAAGGCCGAGGCGAACAAGACATGGGTCGCTAGGCATAAGGCCGGCGAGGTATTCGATGGGGACAAGAGCGTTCGTGCTCTGACCGTTGAGATCGGAACCCGCAAGATTGAGCTTATTAATTTTCTCAATGCCCACGCCAATTACGGATTTGAAACAGAACAGAGCGCAGCATGAGCAGCCTACAGATTTTAAAAACGGCAGGGCTTTTAGCGATAGCCCCGGCCTGCACACCGCACACAACCGAGCCGCAATATAGTGCTCACAACTACGTTTATAGAAAAGGAGACCCATGTCCTCATGGAACTGAAAACAAAAAGAATGGCGAATCACTTAAAGCAGATGGAAAATACCGTGGATGGTATGATAGATCGGATCAACAAGCTGGAAGAGTTGTTATCGGAAATCGAGAAATCGAGACCGGTAGTTTACATCGACGAGGATACCGCACTTATCTCATCCAACGAAGCGGACATAAGGTGGGTCAAGGGAAAGGTAGAGAGTGAACTGTCCGATCTGTGCAACAAACAGCTACTGCAAGGAGACTAGACATGTCGAAAAGTATATCAGAAGACGTCGTGAGTGCCCTACTTGCGGGACGCGATTCACCACTCGTGAATACTTCCAAGAAGACCTCGCGATCATCGCGGAAGAAACCAAAATGCTCAGGGAATTCTACGAAGCCCACAAAGGCCGTCGCCCTGAACCGAAAAGGTGGATTGATCAGAAATCACAAGGAGGACTCCACCGACGCAGACAACCGCTTGAGAGAGTTTATGACGGGCTTAAGGAGCACGCACCTAAAAAATGAAGGTATTGAAGAGCATTGGTATGATCCGGAAGTTAATAGGCAATACACATTGCAGGAGATCGCGGATATTATGGGCGTTAGCCGCGAGAGGGTCAGGCAGGTTGAAGAGCAAGCGCTTCGTAAATTGTGGCGGTATCTTTCGATAATGAACAAACGGGAGGGTTTGGAAAAAGATGACTGGTTTAAAACATTCAACGAGAATAATAATGGAGAAGCCACTATTTACATGCCCTGAGTTATTCGAGTGGCAGAAAAGCCACAGTGAAACTTTGATAGATAGTTTATTGGTAAATGGTTATGCCAAGGACGGTAGTGATACTGGTACGGGTAAGACGGTCGTTGCTCTGACCGTCGCCCGTCGCCTTGGACTTGAGCCCTTTATCGTTTGCCCCAAGGCTGTCGTCCCGAGCTGGACGGAGTGGGCTCATAAATTTTTGTATAGTGCTCCTCAGGTTTTCAACTACGAAAAGATTCGTACTGGGAACACGAGGTTCTATACCAAGAACAAACAAACAAAACGAGCTGGCCGATGGTCTACTGATCCTGCAAAAACCCTGCTTATTTTTGACGAGGATCACCGATGCAAATCGGCGAAAAGCGAGAATGCCAAGCTAATGATTGCGGCTAAGGAGAGAGGTATCCCTACCCTTTCCTTGGGAGCTACAAGTTGTTCAAATCCAGTTGAGATGCGAGCACTTGGTTATTTGCTTGATATGCATAATGACGCGGGATGGTGGAACTGGTGTCTAAAGAATGGATGTAAACGTGGAGTATTCGGAGGGTTAACCTTTCGGGGATATGCTTCAGTCCTAAAACGACTTCACGATCACATCTATAAGGACGGCCGGGGGAGTAGAATTCGCATCAAGGATCTACCCCCCGGTTCATTCCCGGAAACTCTGATAGTAGCTGATGGTTATGATCTAGGAGCGGAGTCGAGTAAGGATATCGATTTAATATATTCCGATCTTAAAGCTGAGCTAGACGATCTTGAAAAGCAGAAATCTGAGGATGAATATAATCCATTGACCGAACAACTTCGTGCTCGTCAGGAAGTCGAATTGCACAAAGTTCCCATCTTTGCGGAACTGACCCGCGATGCGATCGAGAGCGGAAATTCGGTTGTAATCTTTGTAAATTTCCGGGCTACTCTTGAGGCATTGACTAAGCGGGTATCAGGCTTGGGTGAGATTAGTTTTATATACGGAGCCCAGGGAGACTTCGCCCGTGATTTAGAAGCTAAGAAATTTCAGAAGGATGAGACTCGTATCTGCCTATGTATGACACAGGCCGGAGGAACCGGATTAAGTTTGCATGATGAACATGGTAACTTTCCGAGAGTATCTCTTATCAGCCCGAGCTTTAGCGCAATAGATTTGCGTCAGGCATTGGGGCGGGTTCATCGGGCAACGGGCAAGACTCCGAGCGTTCAGAAGATAGTATTTGCAAATGACACCGTTGAGATGCGCGTGTGCAAAGCCGTCCGGGAAAAACTTAACAACATAGATCTCATCAATGACGATGAGATGAATCCAATATTATGAATTCGATAACTGAAAATAAAGAAGCGACTTACACTAGCATCGTAGACGAGTGGGAGTTTGAGAAAGGTGTAGTTTTAGCGGACGGTTTTGACGAATGTATTGTCGGTAAAAACTATGCGGACGGACGTGCCGTTTACTCGATAGAGCGGATGCTGGAATCGATGATAATACAGAGTCAGATGAGCATGGAAGAAGCGATCGAGTATTTCGATTTTAATATAGGAACTGCTTATGTAGGTGAATTGACACCGATTTACATCTGGCAGGGGGAGAGTTATAATTCATGAATTTATGTGGGGCCATAGCTCAGTTGGAAGAGCGCCTGATTTGCATTCAGGAGGTCGTCGGTTCGATCCCGTCTGGCTCCACCATTAACTTTAGGGGGCGAATGTTTGGATTGAAAGCTAACATTATTAAAAACGCCCCTGATTTTACATGCGGGGGGTGCCATGGGATATAAGTGGTATTGTAATTCAGGCACCTCTCGCATATCCGCTCCCATAGCTCAGTTGGTAGAGCACTTCCATGGTAAGGAAGGGGTCATCAGTTCGAATCTGATTGGGAGCTCCATTTAATATGAAAACAAAAATAATAGCTATAATCCTCCGACCTTTGACTTTAGTCCGTCGGCTCATGAAAAAAACTTCCAAGCGCTCGGCCAGTGTTGATGCGCCTCAGAGCGAAAAGCTCATTCGAAGACCATTTTTATAATTGCATAATGTTATACAAGCGTATAACAATTTAACTAGAACATATAACCACACACCACAAAAATTATGAGATTTGAACCAGAACACGACCCGGATCCATTACGATCCAAATTTAAAACGATTAACAGCTTGGATGATTTACCGGCTGATCGGACTGAGATGATGAATGAGCTTAAGGAAAAGATATCCAGTATGATATCGATTCAGGAAAAGAATCACCCGGAAGAAAATTCTTTAATCGCATATACGGCATTCCAGGAAATGCAGATTCACAGCTTACAGCACGAGATTAAGAATATGTACACCGTGCTTATGGAAATGGCCGGAGCCTTGGACGAATTACAGAAATGAGCGAGGATAAGGATACGGAGCTACCCATTATTAAAATCATATCCGAGGAAGATGAGATGCATGTAAAACTTGAACTAGAAATGGAGGATGAGACCAAAGACATGCTCGTTCGCTGGGGCAAAGAAGATGCGACCGATGATGATTATGCATCAATCGCTATCCGAGAAGGGTTGAGTAACTTTCTAAAAGAGAGGGAGGAGGGTGAAAACGATGAGTAGTCCAGACCAACATCACGAGCTTGGGCCGAGCACATTAAAATATGTGGAAATCTGCCCGAGCTATAGAAGTAGCAATGAGACCAATATTTTTGCTGAGGAGGGAACTAAGCTCCACGAAGCAGCAGAGACCGGCAATCTTGACGGGCTCGACGAGGAGCAGATGAGATTAGTCATAGCATGCCTTGATTATATTAAACCCTTGGAGGATGGAGCAGATGATATCTATAAGGAATTACGAGTCAGCATCAAACATGGGGAGTAGCGATGATGGGTACTCATCAATCGAGGGAGCAATTCGGCAAAGCACGGAAAACCCTATTGGTTATGAGCTTACCCTACTGCTCGATAGAAAAGTCGTTATGGGTCAAACTCTTGTCCAGCGCGGAGAGAGTTTGTTCGTAAGAACATCGGATGAGGAGATACCTATTTACGCATTTAAAATGGATAACAATTTACAAAGGATTTTAAAAGATGGCTACGATATTTGGAACAGTTGATTTTGTCAGCATTAAGGGAGACCACGCTGATGTGGTTGATTATAAATACGGAAGAGGGGAAGTTGATGATAGTGAGATAAACATCCAGGGTCAGGCATATACTCTGGGGGTTATGGATAAATTCCCAAAGCTTAAGACCGCTACCGTACATTTCATTTTACCGAGGCGTGATGAGATACTGACTCACACTTACAAGCGTGAAGACATGGAGGATGTACGTCTTAGGATTAATTTAATTGTCGAAAAGGCTGAGGTTGAGCTGGAAAAACGGGAAGCTATTCCTAATAGTGAAGGCTGTCGTTATTGTAAGCATAAGCTTTCATGCCCTGCCCTATCGGATAAATTATTACCGCTCGCCAAGAAATACAGCGAGAGCGTTACCGATTTTGAGATGACTTTATGGGGGAACTACAGCCCTGAGAAAGTCGAAGATCCGATGGTTTTATCTCGCATGCTTAATGTCGCGGCCGTCGTGGATAAATGGCAGGCTGCTGCAAAGAAGCAGGCTTTGAAGCTGGCAGTTGAGGAGGGGGAAGAAATCCCGGGGTATAATTTACATTACCGAAATGCCACAGCTAAGATCGAAAATGGTCAGGAGGCTTATGATTCTGTATCAGATCTACTAACCCCCGACGAATTCATGGATGCGTGTAATATTTCCGTATCTAAATTGGCTAAGGCTTATAGTGAAAAACTTCCGCGCGGTGAGAAAAAGACCGCCCGCGGAGCGATAGAAACTAGGCTTGAGGACAGTGGGGTTTTACCGGCAGAAGAAGACCGGGAGAGATCTCCATACCTCCGCAAGTCCCAAAATCTTTAATCTGAGTGTATAACATTCAGCATACAAACAAATACAAAATAACAAAATAACAAAATACGAAAATGGCAAAAGCAACATTAAGTGAAAAAGTAAGTGAAACGACATCAGACGCGGAAGCGGCTGGAGATATTATTGAAGGTTCCCCAACAGCCTCCTTGGCTATTCAGCCCGGACAAGGTTTGGTAGGTGACTTCGATGCGAGCGATATATCGTTTCCTAAATTACAGATAGCTCAAGGCGTAGGAGCATTATCCGAAACCTATAAAAAAGGAACCATTGTTTTAGATGGCGAAACCGAAATCAGCGACGGCGAAAAAGAGGTAGAGTTTACCGTATGCCGCATTGGTAAGATGTTCGAAGAGAATATAGAATGGGACAGCGGAGAGATCCCTCGTATTATGGCTACCAAAGCAGAAGTCCTTGAAGCGGATCCGGAAGCTACCTTCGTGTGGCAGGACGGAACACCGGCATCGTGGAAAGCGATCGCGGACGCACTGGTCTGCATTAAAGGAGATAACCCCGACGATTTTCCATTCGAGCATGACGGAAATAATTACGCATTCGCATTGTGGAGAATCAAGGGAACTGCTTACAAACATGCAGCGGTACCGATTTTCACAGCAGCAAAAATGTATTACCGTGATGGCATTAATACCGGATCATTCAGGCTTACTACTGAGAAGGTAAAAGCTGGTAATAACTTTGTTCATGCACCGAAACTTAAAAAAGGAACAAAGCATGATTCAAAGTTTGTCGAGTGGCTTAAAGATTTTAGCTAGTCAACTCATAGATTAGTTGTGGTGTGTAGGGGGTTGGAGTTTGTGTTCTCCAGCCCCCACTACCGCCGCAGCAATTCACTTTTCATAAAAACCACACACCACAATTATGAATAATAAAAAAGTAGCAGCACTAGATTTTGAGACCTTCTATTCGAAGGATTACTCGATAGCGGGAAGTTCTACCTACCAATATGTCACACATCCGGAATTTGATGCATACCTAGTATCAATCTATTGCCCGGAATTAGAATATGTCGGGATGACCAAGGATTTTGATTTTAAAAGGTTGGATGGGTACACCTTGATCGCGCACAATGCATCCTTTGACCAACGAGTTTTTGAGCGATGCCAAGAGCTCGGGATTATAAACCAAGATGTTAAAGTCACATGGGAATGCTCCGCGGACATGTGCGTATATTTCCAATTCCAAAGAAATCTCAAGGGAGCCGCTAAAGAGCTCTTAGGGGTAGAGATGGACAAAGGAGTCAGGACGAACATGAAAGGTAAGACCTGGGACGACATGATCGCCATGGACGAATCTAAAGAAGTTCTTCAGTACGCATTGGATGACGCGAAATATACCTACCAAATTTGGGAGCTTTACGGAGATAAATGGCCGGAAGAAGAAAAGCGACTGAGTCGAATGACACGATCGATGGCTTATGAAGGATTACCTATTGATGTCACGCTCATGGAGAGTTCAATTAATCTACTAGAAAAAAGATTATTCGAAGCGAAGAAAGCATTACCTTGGTACGGAGAAATAGATCCCGACACTAAGAAAGAATATGTAGTCTATTCCAAAAAGGCGTTGGCGATTGAATGTCGTAAGCTTGGCATTGAGCCTCCCAAAAGCTTGGCGAAGGATAGCCCGGTTCTTGAAGAATGGGTAAAAGAGAATGGCGATAAGATTTCGTTTGTCGCTGACATGCAAAATTACAATCGGATCAATATGCATTTAAAGCGATTGAGATCGATGCAGGATAGACTCACGCCTGATGGTAAGATGTCATATAATATGAAATATTTTGGAGCGGACGCTACTGGCAGATGGAGTGGTGACGCGGGCTTTAATGTTCAAAATCTACCGCGCGAATCTAAATATGGAGTTAACATTCGCAACTGCATATCAGCCGGAGATGGAAATACTCTGATAGTATCCGACCTCTCTCAAATCGAGCCAAGATTAACAGCGTTTCTCGCTGGTGATACAGATTTCCTAGATTTGATTAAGAAGGGAATGAGCCCGTATGAAGCTCATGCTCGGCAGACAATGGGTTGGACTGGTGGGAAATTAAAGGACGAAGATCCTGAGCTTTATCTGCTCGCCAAGGTTCGTGTTCTGCAATTGGGCTACGGATCGGGATGGTCTAAATTTGCTGAGACCGTGGCAATGTATGGTCAGACTCAAATCCTCGATCAGGATTTTAGCCGGGCTGATGAATTAAGATTTCAGGATTACGCTGGAAAATACATGCCCGGAAAAGCGACCTTATACCCGCAGCTTCCGACCGAAGACCGTCGGCAATGGGTCAATGCCTTTATCCAAGTAATGGATTTTCGTGACAAGAATCCCAAGATCACACGGGCTTGGAAAAGCTTGGATGTTCAGCTGAAGCAGACCGCGAGCGAAGGAAATGATTTTGAGATCCCCCTACCCTCCGGCCGGACGCTTAAATACTTTCGCTGTCGACATGAGCCGGATGGCGTAACTTGTGCGACCCAAAAAGGATCGATTCGCAGGGTGAAAATGTATGGAGCTAATCTATTTCAGAATAGTGTTCAAGCATTAGCTCGGGACTGCTTCGGATTTATCATGAACAGATTAACGGATGCGGGATTTAAAACTGTATTACATGTGCATGACGAAGTTGTAATCGAGGTTCCAGAATCTATGGCGGAGGAATCTAAATCAGCAATTGAAAAAATAATGGGGCAAGCCCCCGAATGGATGCGCAATGTACCGTTGGCATCCGAGGCAATAATTACAAAACAATACACAAAATGATCATAGGACTTACTGGAAAGAAAGGATGTGGGAAGTCATCCGTCGCACGGATCATCGCCGAACAATATAATTATGGAATTAAAAGTTTTGCGACACCGATAAAATTAATGCTCTCGGCAATGGGCTTATCTAATGATGAGCTGTATGACCCGAAGAAAAAGGAAGATATTATTCCAGAATTTGGCAAAAGCCCCCGAGAGTTGATGCAGCTTTTAGGTACCGAATTTGGGAGAACATTAGTATCTCAAAATATATGGGTTACATCTTTAGAAAAACATTTAGACCGTAGCAAAAACTATGTAATCGACGATGTTCGATTTGCTAATGAAGCAGCCATGATTAGGGCACATGACGGAGTAATTGTTCGAGTAGTTCGTGGCTTAGATGATTCACCCGACGAGCATATTTCA